CTTTAACCAAGAATCATAGTTTTCCTACCGTGTGAATCTGTAGGAATTGTGATTAACAAATAGTTCAAGATATTTTCTTCTAGCACGTGGAAGATTTGTTGATATTGGAGATCAGGCAACGAAAGTAGCGCAGAAAGGTTAAACTGTTCACACACATCTAAGCTAATTGATCTTGCTGCACTCACGATTAAGGGGCTGGTAAAACGTTCAGGAGCTGGAAATAACTCCAAACCACCAACTAAATACATATATAAACGTTTGTCATACGTAGCCGGGTCTATACGATTTAGGGGATCCGTACAATATGGGATGGACCAGCGAGCCAACATGTGTTCTAATGAAAGAGTCAGACGATGCTCTCGACCTAATTGGGTTGCACACACTAATGCTAATTTGCGACAAGATGATGTAGGTGCTGTCATATTATCTACTAGAGTAAGGACTGTGTCTATGGTATTAAGGCCTAGCGCTGCCGTAAGACGATGAACGTATCCATAGTTATGGGAATAAGAATAATTAATACCATAACCATCCCGTTCATTCCCCCTTTGTAAATTATCAATCCTTGTTCTAGCAATTGATAAAAGGACCCCAGAATCAATTCTGGTCTCTGATACCCACATAGCATCTAATGCTTTTTGAGGTTGAGTATCAGTGAGATATCTATCAAGTTGTTCCGCAAAAGTAGCATAACTCTCAGAAATCGTAGAAGCAGGGAAAGCGCCGGTCAACGAATCTCTCGCAATATTTAGGATTATTCGCTTGACGTTGTCCTGTTGAGCGTACATACTTAACATCTTGCTATCAGGTAATTTGGATAAAACAGTTCTCTTCCCAGTAAATAATTCCTTATCGGGGATTATCGGCGTGTAAGTTGGCCGGTTCAACCTATGCGAAAAGCGAAGGCGACTTGTGATACCTATAACATTTGGTATATTATTCAAGGAGGTCAACATTTCTGTAAGGGTTTTCATAATAGTAGTATCCCGCTGTTCGAAGGAATCAAAGAACCAGACGCGAACACCTTTTTCCTGTTCGCGAATTGATGATTCAATATTCTGTTTAGATATATCATCGCGTGGGGGCTGAGTTAATACAATTAAATTCGCAACGAATAAGTAATTTTCGGGGCAAGTACCATGACTCCAAGTGAGTAAAACTCGTCCTGATGGGTACTTCGTAGCTCTGTGAACTGCGCTTAATATTCCCCATTGCTTGTTATTTACCAAGGCATCTACTACTTTTCGATCAGTAAAATGATCCGGATCTAAAAACAAACTTTTGTTGTTGTGAACTAAGGTGCTTTTACCCATACCGCTAGGTATACCAAAGGCGATGCGCATACCGGCTAAATTATGTTCAAATAAGGTATTAGGGTCTAGCAGGGAAACGTTGGCATTAATTTCATCACGCTTCACTGAAAAAAGAGGATCAAAGTTTTTATGTACTAACTGATACCGAGGCTGCCCCTTAAATTCACTAGCTCGCATACCTTGTGCCATATTAACATCATTAATCGAAGTGCCATAACCACCTAATGAACTTGGGGTCAATAGTAAGTTAAGGGGGACAACAACTCTTTTAGTCTTAAGCTTTTCTCCCGCTTTAATTGGTTTATACATTAGTGGACAATTACGATCAATCAGGATATCTAACATAGCCTTAGGCACTAGAGACCCTCTTCTATAACACGCGTCAACTTGGTCCATAAACGCTAGTGCTCGATCGCCAGGGTCGACAACGCTATCTAAGAAGAACTCACAACCTATTAAGCCCATAAAACTCCTAATTGGGTAGCCAGCGATCTTATTTTCATTTGGTAAATAAGCAATTCGCAAAAATTCTCCCCTAGACGAGTAATCAAGAGTGATTTTATGTGTTTGGCCTGCATATCCTAAGAGATTAAATACATTGCAAGCTATAACGCCTTCAGAAATATTTTGAGTTGAAGCGAAAACATCATCTCCTTGATGATAACTTGATCTATCCAATAATATCTTTGAATAGAACCGTTGACAAAACTTATCATGCATTAGACGGTAAGCACGGCTCAAGAAGGTATTCTGGAAAGATGTTGCTCGTTCACCAGATTGCATGCTTCGTATAATGCGTCCTTTGAAATTAGTTTCTGGATTAATAAGGATAGTATGATTTCTGCACTGGTGTAACCAATACTCGATTCTGTTCAACAATATGTCGTTAAAAACCCTATCTTCTTGAGTAACACTAACGTCATAAGCATAATGTTGTTTGACGAAATCGAAGACGCAGGTGAAGAGGTAATTCATAGCATCGAAAGTGTGATTTATATTAAAATCGGAGTAATCCCACATCAGGCCAAAAGAACCAGGAGATAACAGGGTTTTCATCCGCAATATTTGTGCATTTAGTTCATCTATAGATGAATTATTGGCAGTATTCCAATTCGCTGAATTCCAAGATGACTCATATAAATCTAAGATATAACCCTGAGCTATATAATGCTCCAACCCAGTATTCCATATTGCTCGAATTTTACCATTTTCAAACTTTGGTGCAGCCTTTGACACTAAATAAGGTTCTTCGTTCATTAAATATTCTTGTTCAAAATACTGAGGATCTAAGAAGGCCAAGGCACCCCGTTTATTCAAGCGCTCTTTGTCAGTATTAATAGCATTCTTCCATTCGATACGAGCTCCAGGAGCACCACCCGCTGCAGCCCAGAAGAATCTGCGATCATACCATGACCTAAACGTTTCCATGCGGTATACCTTAGAAGCATTTTGACTGTGCGAACGAGAAAAGGATCTTGTTGCTGAATATACCGTCTCTGAAATACTTGATTTCAACCACTGTTGATATAATAGCCTATCCTCGTGAGCATCATGAGGCGAGAAAATCGTGGGTTGTGTTAAATTAATTAAGCGCATATGAATTTCAGCATCTGCATCGAAATTTAGTTCTTCAGAACGGCCAATAATAGTATCTATGCCATATAGCAATCTTACTTGCTCATCGGACAAGATTTCATTAGTGAAAGGGTCGATCTTTTTTGTTCTGAACATATTATGTAAAGCTTTTAACGCTTTCGCCCAAGATGGAAGATCAACGGCCACTGTTGGACGTGAAGTCAAGATAACATTCTGAACACGATAACCTTCGAGGCTAGCGAAGTGCAACAAGGCCAGAGCAATCACATGAGTAGCACCCCAATCGCCTGCATGATCTAAACACCAATTAATCATACAATTCAACCTGTTGAGGGCATTACCTTTCGGTGTTGATCGAACTAAACGTTGTAGATCATGGGTTTGTAAATTCGTTTTCTGACCAGCACGTCCTCCAACGGGCGGGAACTTTTCATGGAATTCAACCCATTGTTTTTGAGATATATCAGCTGATCGCCAATACGTTTCACCTGAAAAGAGCGTTAAATCCGAATCACTACGAATGAAGATGTTCGGAATCCAACCCCATATTTCTCCAGGACACGGTGAAAAGATTGCAAAGGCCATTAAGCTAGCAAAAGGGCGTTCGGGAGTTTCGGGAGAATTTAAGCTAAACATCTCAACCAGTGTCCCAAAGTGGATACTCGAAATTAATTCTTGTACGCGCTTGACATAATCGCAGAAACCCCAGTTATCCAATTCGCTTAATTTTTCATCGAAATACGAGCAATAGGAAGCTCGCAGGGATGAAAGATAAACAATTGGATCATTTGCTAATGCTGCCGAGAGAGTTGATTCTCTCCCGGCGCAGCTA